TATATAAAGGTATAGTATTTACCCACATCAGGGATAATTTCCGTTTCTTGGAAGATACTGATGATTTCCAACATTATGTCTTGTGGATCATTGAGTCCTTCTATCCTTTCCCTAAGTTGTCCCACTCTATTATTCGGGTTTTCAACTTCATCTAACCCAAAAGTTTCAAGCTGTTGTCTCTTTAGATCTCTATCTCTTCTTTGTCTTAGGGTTTTTCTTCCCATTATCTAATCCCCAATTCTTTTTCAGTAACGATTTTGAATTCTACTTTTCTATCAGCACACCATTCTTGTGCGGCTTTCCATTTTGCTTGATTAACCTCATAGGTTTTGCATTCATAGAGGTAGGATTTGGTCACTCGTTTTCTAGGTTTAGGTGGTTTTGTTTGTTTAGCGGGTTTTACTTCAATTACATAAGTTTTAATTTCACCTGTATGCTCTCTTACTTTCATGATAAAATCGGGAAAGTATCGTCTAACTTTTCCATCAGGAGCACGATAAGGGATCCAAAATTCTTCACTACCCCATTCAATAATATTTTCGTTGAGGTCACACCAAGAACAGAACTTACGTTCCCAACTACTTCTACAAATAATATTACGATAATCACCTTTATACTTCTTGGGATTGGAGGGTTTATATCTACTTTTTAAACTTTCTCCCATATCTTGGCTACATAATATATAAAGTAAAAGTATTTATAGATGGCAGGTCCAGTTCCTAGTAAAATAAGTACCTCCTTTCTGAAGAGCAGAATTTTAAATATTGCTCAGACTTCAGTTTATCAGGTAAAGGTTCAGCCCCCTCCAAGTGTAATAGATTTTTTAAATCAGAGTCCTCGTAACGTTAGTTACGATAATGATGGGGTGGATATAGAATTGTTATGCAATGCGACCACTCTTCCTGGTCAATCTTTGGCAACGCATGATCAACCTAATGATTATCCAGGTGTGACTGAGAAGATGGTATATAGAAAGATATATGATGATAGAACTGATTTTACTTTTTATGTGGATAAGAAATATAGGGTTATTGAGTTCTTTGAAGCTTGGATTGACTATTGCGCTGGTCAAGGAACTACGTATGGAAGAGATGATTATATTAATAGAAGTGCCTACTACAGGATGAATTATCCAAAGTATTATAAGACTGATTCTCTATACATAGCAAAATTTGAGAAGGATGCAACATGGACGAATGTAATGAATTACCGTTTTATTGGAGCGTTTCCTATCAGTATTGCAGCCACTCCTGTATCTTATGATACTTCAGATACTTTAAAGTGTACGGTGTCATTTAGTTATATGCGTTATCTCCGTCAGAGGTCAGGTACTTCTAGTGATGAAGTAGGTTTTGCGGGAAGATGGTTGAGAGGAGAGATGGGTACTCCTAGTCTTATACCTTTAAACCCAGCACCTACATTTAAGAGGACATCTAAGAAATCTCCAATCCAGAAGGAGACTCGAAAACCAGCACCAGTAAAGCCAAAGACCATTGTCGATGGTGATATTGATGCTTCTCAATATGATACTACCCAGTCCTTTAATGATAATAGTTTTTCTCGAAAGTTATTTAATTGGGACTTTTGGTTACCATTCCAAAAAAAAGGAAAGGAACAAGCTGAAAAGAATTTGAAAAAGAGTAAATGGGGAAGTGGTGTATATTTGGGAGGAGGATTATAAAAACTCCCCTATATAACATACTGAATAAATTATTATGCCTTTACCAACCGTTGCAACTCCCACGTATGAATTGGAGTTACCTTCCAGTGGGAAAACAATTAAATATAGACCGTTTTTAGTTAAAGAAGAAAAGCTTTTAGTTCTTGCTCTTGAGAGTGAAGATACCAAAGAGATATCAACTGCGATTAAAGCTGTATTAAAGAACTGTATTAAAACTAGAGGAGTTAAAGTAGAAACACTCCCTACTTTTGATATTGAATTTTTATTCCTTAATATTCGGGGTAAATCTGTAGGAGAAGATATTGAACTTAGTCTTATTTGTCCTGATGATGGTGAGACTACTGTTCCGGTGACTATTAGTATTGATGATATCAAAATGCGTACTGATGAAGCTCATCAAAAGAAAATTAAAATAAGTGATGATTTAATGATGGAGATGAAGTATCCGTCATTGGATGAGTTTATTAAGAATAATTTTGATTTTGGTGAGTCACCTGGAGTTGATGAGTCATTTAATTTAATTGCATCTTGTATTGACAAAATTTATAATGAAGAAGAAGTTTGGACTACATCTGATTGCACTAAAAAGGAAATGACTAATTTCTTAGAGCAGTTAAGTAGTAAGCAATTTAAGGAAGTAGAGAAGTTTTTTAATACTATGCCTAAATTGTCTCATGAAGTAAAGATTACTAATCCAAATACTAAGGTTGAGAGTAGCGTTGTTATTGAGGGACTAGCAAGTTTTTTCGGGTAGCTCTAGTCCATATGGATCTAGAGAATTTCTATAAGATAAATTTTGCTTTGATGCAGTACCATAAATATAGCTTAACAGATATTGAAAATATGATGCCTTGGGAACGAGACATTTATGTGGCACTTCTCCAACAACATCTTGAAGAAGAAAAAGCAAAACAAGAACAAGCAAGTTAATGCCCGCAGCACTACCACCAGCATCAACAACTAGAAGAGGGATAAATCCATCTAGATTTATGGGTTCATCTTTTGCAGCTGGTAGTGGTTTAGAGGAGAGAGTTTCTCTTAATGAGAGAAATATTACGAACTTAAAGAATGTAATTGATCTCAGAAAGATTAATACTGGTAAATTTTTAAAGCCTGAGGATGAAGAAAATTTAGAAGAAAGATTAGTAAATATTGCTGACTCTTTAAATATTTTAAGTCGAGCATTAAATAAACGGTTAATACTTGATAAGAAGGTTGCTGCTGTAGATGCAAGAAATCTTAAAGAGAAGGATAAGGCAGATGCCGAGAGAAAGTTAGAGAGGAAGAAGGAAAGATCTCCAGGAGTGTTTAATAAAATAACGAAGCCTGTAATCGGATTTTTTGATAGTATCAAGAGGTTCTTGAAGAATATTCTTATAGGATCTGTTCTTGTTGCAATGCTTGATTGGTTTAATGATAAGGAGAATCAGGATAAGATTAAGAAGTTTAATAAGAGGCTGAGAAAGAATACAAAACGGATTCTTGCAGGGTTAGCGGGATTGCTAGCACTAAATTTTGCTGGACCCATTATGGCTCTGGTTGGTGCTTTACGTGGTCTTGCGACTCTGGCTGGAACTGTGGCAGGATGGACTATAAGGCAACTTGCTAAACCATTTAGAAAACCAAAAACATCTCAAGGAAAAGGAACAGGAGGTGGAAAAGGAACAGGAGGTGGGAAGATAGGTAGTGGTAAGACAATTAAATCACGATCACTTCTTAATAGATCAAAAGGTATAGCGCCAAAGGTAACACAATTACCTAAAAAAGCCGGTAATATGCCCGGAATAACAGGTAGAAAATTTCAGGCAACACTTGGTAGAGCACCTTCAATACCTAAACCTGCTTCTAGTAATATGGGAATGATGGGAAGAGTTGGAAGACATATTCCTAGTTGGTTAAAGAATCTGGTTAAGAATATAGCAAGACCTTTTAAGGGAAAAAGAATACCTTTGGGAGCATTGGGTAAGATATTTCGAATTCTGGGTTTGATAACTTTATATCATAGGTTATTACCTTATTGGGAAAGGGATGATTATCGTTCTATGGCGGTAATATTGACAGCATATGGCCTTGGGTGGCTTGTTACAACATTAGGATGGTCTATAAGCGTAGCAATAGGAACTGGAATTGCTGGTGGTACGATGGGTCTTGGAACTCCCGGTGCTTTATTAGCGACAGGCACCGGAATTGCTGCTTCGATGGCTGGGGGTGCTTGGGTTGATGATGCAATAACGAAGAGATTTTTGCCACACTCACAAGCTCAATTATCTTCTGCTAAGGTTAAAACTCCTGCTATAACTTCTCCAAGTGGAACAGGAAATACTCAACTTCTTGCTTTAGGGGGTGATCCACCACCTGCTCCAAGTAGTGGTGAGTCTTCAAGTGGAAGTGGATCTGCAGTTCCTTATTTTTCTTCTGTTGATCCTAATAATTTGAATCAATTTGTGAATGCTAGAATATATGATCTAGTAGAGGGAGTTGCTTAAGATGGCAA